TTTAATGCCTACTGGCAGAATGCAATCTTCAATTTTCTTTGGGCGATATTTTTCTACCCACAGAAAGTCTTTACTCATAATAAATTAAATCCAATCAGGTTTTCTAGAAGGGATGCGAAGATAATTATCTGCAACCCAAGGTTTAGAGGCAATATATCTTTTATATGCTTCAAATGTATCAATTGTTGTATCATTCTTCCACTCATCAGGCATTGCACGAGTGAAAGTTTTTACATCCTTATAGATGCCAATAGTATCACAAGTTTTATCTGTAAAGATATCTTCTGCATCATAAAGAGTATCAAGACAAGAATGAGTTTTCCCATACCTATGCCGATACTCATTACAAAGAGCATAACCATGCCTAATCAACCAAGCAAGATTCTCATAAGACTCTGCTGCCCATTTAGTGCAAGGATGATTCCTAAATGCTCCCTTTGCTGTGCTGTATGGAGTCCCATCCTTCTTGGTAATAGTCCCCCAATCATAGTACCACTTGGAATAAATGACAGAAATTAGTTGACATGTCTCTAAAGGCATTTTTACGATATGTTTGTCAGGAAGTTCTGCCGCAGAAAGCACAGGACATTCATCAGTCACAAAAATATTCATAATATAAAATAAAAATCAATTGAATGTTGAATCTGGCTCAAGAGCAATATAATACTTGATATTATATCGTTCGTTTGTGAATTGTGATAAAAGTTTAGATGAAATTACAACATCATAATTTGTTGGAATAATTTTTAAATTTTCAACTTTAAAGTTGAAAATAAACTCTTGGTCTGTTTCTCCAACAACAATTGAATATTCATTTGAGGTATCATTTTTCTTATCTCTAACCACCAAACGAATTACTCCTGATTCTCCAATCGCAGAAAAGTCATCAAGAGAATAAACTGCTGCAGCCTTTTTTAGTTTATCTAATTGTGAATGCTCCAACTGGAAACAAACATCTTTAGAAGGAAGATCAATATCTTTTTCTGGAGGAGTTACGATTACTTCAGGGTCAGCAAAGAAGTATTTGACTCTTCGTTTTCCTTCACGAATAATCAAATAACTATCATTTGAAAAATCAAGATCTGGGTCTTGATGAAGAGATAGACCATTAAGAAATTGATTCAAGTCATAGATAGCAAAGCTTTTAGGAAAAGATTCTCCCACTTCTGCTTCAGCAAGAATATTTTTCATAATACTAATGCTTCTCAGTTTATTCCCTTCTTTGATAAAAATAGACTGATTAATTGAAGCAAAGTTTTTTAGAATCGCAATAGTATTTTCAGAAAGTCTCATAGGTGTCCTTAGTTTCATTATGAAGTCCAGCAAAGTGATAAAGAAGAATACAATAATGAATTGCTTTTAGAATATCCATTTTGGATTTTCCATTCTTTTTACCGAAACGAGAAAGATATTTGATTGCATTTGACCTCACAAAAGGTTCAGCATCTCCAATACTTTCAATTAAATCAAGTGTCTGCGTTTTAGATTGTTCGGAAGTATAATGCGATTTGTAAGTGCTAACAAGATACTCTTCAATTTGTTTTAAAGTTTTGTCTTCACTATATTTCCAAAATCCATTTTTATTTTTATTCTGACTGTTTGAAGTTCCAACACCAGCATTAGAATCAACTGAAGTTTTTGTAATATCAATCATTCCAGTGTGTTCATTCATATTAAGTTTAAATTCATTCATAATAAACGCAGTTTAACCTCCAATAATTATACAGGGTTTTGGACTATCCGTCAATCATTTTGCTAAATCCTTTGATTTTATCAAATTTAATAATTCTATCAAATTTATCAATCAATTCGTCTGTCTTATGAGAAATTACAAATATATTAGTATCTTTAATAACAAACTTTATAATCTTTGTGAAGTAATCTGTTCCCATAATATCAAGAGAACTATCAAATACTTCATCTAAAATTAAAAGATTTGTATTTGCTGAATTTTTCATTCTAGCAATTTCTCTCCAAGTGAAAAGAATAGAAAGATTAATTCTCATTTTTTCCCCTTCACTAAAGCTATCATAACTAAAATCTTCGTGAATTGGAGTTCTAATATTTTCATTAAATTCTTCATCAAGATTGAAATTGATATAAAAATCCATCATCTGAAGATATTTGTTGATTAAATGATTCATTAAAGGAAGATACTTTTTAATTATCTTTCCTTTAATTCCACCATCTTTCATTAATTGATTTACAAAATCAAGATATTCAATTTCCGTTTTGCAATTTGATCTTTCTTTTAAAGTATCGTTTAAAGAATCTTTTAATTTTACTAAATTATCATTTTCATTATTTTTATTTTTCAATTGTTCTTTGATAGTTTCAATCTCTAATTCAAGATCTTTTATCTGTCTTCTAATACCATTAATTTTAATATTATTTTCTGAAATTTTATTTGTAAGTTTTGAAATTTCTTTTGTAAGAGAATTAAACTTTCTTTCTTTTTCTTCTTCTTCTTTAATTGCTTCTTCAAGTTCTTTATAACCATTTTTTAAATCTTTTGCTTTATCTTGGACTTCCTTAAGTTTGTTTATTCTAAAATCTTCATCAATTGATTGGGTGCAGGTAGGACATATTTTATTTTCATTAAAGAATTTATGCTCTTCAGTAATTGTAGATATTTTTTGACTAATTTTACCTTTCAGGTTTCCAAGCTTACGAAGTTTCTCTGTGGGTTCTGTTATTTTATCTTGTTCTTCAATACACTCACGAAGAGGTTCTTCCAAAAAAGTACTATTTTCTAAAAGATTTCCAATTTCATTATCTAAATCGGTAATTTTCCGTTTATTGGATTCAATTTTATCATTTCCACTATTTTTCAATTTTTCAATAAAATTTTTTTGCATTTCTATTTTTTCTTCAATTCCCTTTGTTTTGAGGGAAATTTCTTTCAAATTATCATTTTTAATTTTAATTTTTTCCTTTAAAACTAAATTCATTGCAGAAAAGATTTTAATATCCAATAAATCTTCTACAACTTCCCTACGATTTGCAGCAGAAAGTTGCATAAAAGGAACAAATGAAGCACTACCAAGAATTACTATTTGCGTAAAAGATTTATAATTTAATTTAAGAATAAAATCTTCAAGTTGTTTTTGCTGATCTACCGAAGATGCTGCTTGATTTTGAAGAACCCCATCAATCCAGATCTCAAAAATATTTGGTTTAATTCCTCTTACAACTTTATATTCTTTTGTTCCAATACTAAATTCTACTTCAACTAAACATTCTTTTCCATTTGTAGAATTGATTAATTGACTTTTTGTAATTTTACGAAATGCTTTATTGAATAAGGCAAAGCACAAAGCGTCAAGCATTGTGCTCTTTCCTGATCCGTTGGATCCAACAATTAAAGTAGTATCTGTTTCTGTAAATTTAATCGTTGTTGGTTGTTGCCCTGTTGATAAAAAATTACGAAATTTTATTTGTTTGAACAAAATCATTTTTTCTTGGGGGAATCACAAATTCATTAGGAGTAATTATAACATAATGATATCCATACATCTCACAGGTTTTTATTGCTTTTTCATCTTCTATCTCAACTGTGGTCATTTGAGGATGATCATCAGCTTCTAGTAATCCAATATATCTTTCAGCATCATCTCTATCTTCAAAAAGATATAATGCTTTTTCTCCATCATCACTTTCTACAGAATATGCTCCTTCATCCTCTTTTTCTTTAAGTGCAAGTATAAACATTATTCTAATACTAATGCTTCTTGATAAACTTCTTTTATTAATTCTTTTACCATATTTTTATCTAAATCAAATTCAACTTCTTGAACATATTTATTTAATATACTTAAAGTATCTTCAAAATCAGTTTCATCATAATTAAATTCTTCATCATCAATTTCTAATGTTTCTGCAATTTTCATCTCCAAAGGATTAGATTTTAAAACTTTATCAATAAACTTATCAAACTTAAGTTGATCTGTTTTATTGCGAACTACAATTTTAACTATTTTATCTTTTAAGTAAGTTTTATTGAAAGTATTGTCATCATTTTCATCATAAAAGATCCGATAAAATATTTCATTTGGATTATTAATTTGTTCCAATTCATAAGTTTTAGTATCAAAAATAGTAAAACCTCTTTTATCATCAACATCACTCCAGAACATTTGATATGGATTTCCAAGATAAAAAATCTTACCATCATTACTACGAGTATGATAATGCCCTGAAAAAACTCTATCAAAGTGATTAAATATATCTTTCCCTAATCCTTTTTCTTGAACTTGTCCTGGGAAAACAGAAAAACCATTTAACTCAAGATGCCCAAAGGCAACTTTTGCCTTTGTTTTTTGAATTTTTTCAAAAGTTTGATTTTCATTATCACTACAAATCCAAGGTATCATCAAAGTATCTAATCCACCAATATTAAATTCTTCAATTGAAGAAATTGGTATTACATTTTCATATTCCTTCAAAAGAATATCTACAGAATTAATCTCATTAGAATTCTTAAAATAAGTATCGTGATTGCCTACAATATTATAAACAGTTATTCCCAGGTCTCTAAATCTATCATAAACGTTTTTCTTTGCCCACTCTAATGCCCAGTAATCCACTCCTTTGCGATTATCAAAGGCATCCCCCATATGAACAACAGTATTAATTTCTCGTTCTTCTAGAATAGGGAAAAAGACATCATTATAAAATTTAGCAAAATAATCGTGAAATGCTTTATTCGCCTTTTTAAAATTATAATGAGTATCAGTTATAATTGCAATTTTCATTGACCCATCTTAATTTTAATATTTTCTTTAATAGTATTGTAATCAGAACTATCAAATCCAGACCCATCTACACTGAATACTTCATCATATCCACTACGTTCAATAATTTTTTCTCTGATTTCCACTTGCTTTTTCTCTTTCTGAATTCTACGAAGAAAAGCATAATAAACAATCTGCGTAAAATAAGCAAATGGATTTGATTTCTCTGTATTGAAGTTATTAATATACTGAACACAATTTTCAACAGCATCGCTTATCATCTCTTCCCTAAACATATAATTCACAAAGTTAGGACGGTATGACAAATGTGTAGCAATTTTTAAAAAACAATCACCAAGATAATTTGTAATTCTTGGAGGTGGTGTTCCTTCTTCTTTAGCAGACTTAAATTTATTTTTGTATTCAATTAGAGCTTCATAAAACTCTTTATTATTAACATAATGAGGATTCTTTTTTGCTTTGTTCATTTAAACTGTGAAAATCTAGTTATTTTTTCTTATTATATCATAAAGTCAATTTAAATCAAAGGCTTGACATTAATATGCAAATAGCATTAAAATCACTCTGTTAGGTTTGAAGATAAATTATATCTTAAATTACTTATTATAATATATTTTCTCTAAAGACTTTCGGGCTTCATCTATAGAACTTACAAATCCCATATTTGGAGTTGCTTCTATTCTTTTTGATTCTTTATTTTTAGTTTTTAAGTATTTTTCATAAATTTTTATTACTTCTTTATCTTTTACTTCAGTAATTGTAATTACTTTATCAAAGTTAATTATGAACATTTCTTCTTTTGAATTTTTAATCCAAGGATTAACTGAAACCATAGAACAATTCATATTTGGAATTGAAATGTATTCTAATATAACTGGATTGTCAAGAATTAATATAATTCTATCTTCTTCTTCACAAGAAGATACTTTTGAAAATACTTCTTCACCAGATACCAATTTAAGAGTAGCATAAAATTCTTCTTCCATTAGTCTTTAAAATTAATTTGTATAATTTCATAATTAAACTGTTCTTCATTATAAATTTTAATTCTTTCCAATAAGTGATTTAAAGTGTAGTTTTTTCTTGATTTATATGTAATATCGTCAGAAATATCATAAAGAATTGCTTGTGTTTTGTTTTCTCCTTTTCGGAGAACTCTTCCTATTGATTGAAGATTTCTTATTCTTGACTTACTTGGACTAGCAAAAACAACATTATGTAAATTTTTAATATTAATTCCAGTACTAAATGTTCCGTAAGAAGCAACTATAATTGCGTTATCTTCTTTTTCAGTTATTTCTCTCACTTTTTCTCTTTCTTCAGCATTTATTCCACCATGAACAAAAAATATTTTTCTTTTTTTGGATGCGGAAGTATTTATAAGTTCATATAAAGGTTGCCCGTGGGTTTCTACTCTATTAAAAAGTAAAAGAGTATTACCTTTTAAATCTAAAACTAAATTTTTTATAAACTTATTTCTTCTACTATGATTAATTAAATATTGAATTTCTTCTTCATATTCATTGAATTTATGTTCATCGTGCTTAAGTAAAAGAACTTTAATTTGAAGTTTTGATAAATGACCCTTTTCAATTAGATCTTTTGTTTGAGTAACTTTATATGATGGACCAAATAGTCCTTCTAAGACCCATTTATGCGTCTGTGATCCATCTAAAGTTCCTGTGAAACCAAATCTATACTTTGCATTATCCATCTTTGTCATAATGCTGATTAGAGACTTTGATTTGAACTGATGTGCTTCATCACCAATGACTACATTAAAGTTTTCAAAGAAACTTCTAGGTAAATTATAAATTGATTGCCAAGTTGTAATAACTACGTTTTTATTAGTTGTTTTTTCTTTTCCAGAATAAATTCTATGACAATGCTCTTCGGTATCCCAACCATAATCAGCAAAGTCTTTATACATTTGTTCTACAAGGCTTGTTGTAGGAACAATTAATAATGTGCTTTTATTTTTCTCTGTAAAATATCTGACAATTGAATAAATCATTAAAGATTTACCAGAAGCAGTTGGAGAAATGAGAAGTTTGCGATTATATTTTAAAGCATCATAAACAGCATTGACTTGATAATCTCTGGGGTTATGTCTTGAAATTTTATTCATAAAATCACTTACACCTTCAAAAGAAATCATTTCATTTTCTTCAAAGGGAGGACCATAGAACTTGTTATCTTTAAATTCTACAGAATAATCAAACTTTTTTGCCCAAGATACAATCTTATCCAAAAGACCAACATAAATTTCTCCAGTATGAGTTGAAAATAATCTAATTAGACCATCCCAATGCTTACTTCTAAATTGGGGCATAAACTTTGCCCCTGGAACTTCAAAAGTAAAATATTCAGACAGTTCGTATTTGATGTGTGGTTCGCAATCTACTTTTAAGTAAATTTCATTTTTCTTTTGTATAATAATATCAACCATATCCAGCAATAAATTTCATATATTCAATAGAATTTTTAATTTGATAAGTTCTATTTGAGATTATTTTTAATATGCTATCCAAATAATTAAGCATTGTTTGATAGTAATCAATTTTAGAAGAAGATTTAATTAAATCCTTATCAGAATCCATATACTTATCTATGTCTGCTTTTAAAACCTTATAATCAAATGGATTTTCTTTATAAACATCTGGATCTGCTTTTCCAGAGTAATACATCCATTTTTCTTTTCTTAAAGTATTGTAATTATTTTCTTCTATTTTTTTTAGAAGTATAATATTGTTATAAATTTTATAATATTTTGAATGTAATTGTGGGATCTTTAAAGATTCAATATGTAAATTATCTGGATCTATAATTGAATCCTCTTCCCATATTTTTTGAATTTCATCAAGGTTCATACTGTTATTGGTTTAATATCATAAATTGTATATTTAAAAGTAACTTCAGCAGTTACATAATTTATATCTTCAACTGTAGCATCAAAATTAATAGATGATAATGATACTGGAAATAGACCAGTAAAATTGACATTAATTATTGGATTAAAATTACTATTATAAACAATTAAAGTTCCATTTGATTCACCAGATGATGCAGTTTGCTTTCCTGGATTTGTTGTTTCTTGGTTTAGTAAATCTTGATATTCGCTTAAATTTGATGGAAATCCAAAACCTCTTAACCAATTATGAACTGCTAAGTAATTTTCTAAATCTTCATCTACAATAAATCTTAAAGAAAAATCATCATAAGAAAGTTTTTCACCTGGAATAGGAATATTTTTAAAATAATTTGGTTGTATTGCTACTCCTAAATTAATACCGGGAATGCTAGCTTCATTTGATAAAAAATCAATTTTTGGATATTTTGATAAAATAAATTTAAACCCGGCAGGAGATAAAAAACTTCTATTTTGAAGTTGATTTGAAAAAAGTCCTTGTGCCATTTTTATTATTATTTATTTCCATAAAAAAAGGACCCCCCAAAGGAGGTCCTCCAATAAATCTTATATAAGATTCACATAAGATTCTTAACTTGTACTCTTCTGTAGTAACGGTTGGTATTAACCGCAAGACGGCCAAGTGCTGTCTCAGGAGTACCT